GGGACGGCCATGCTACCATGCCATGGGCATCCACCCGTGGATGCCCCAGACCTGCTAAGGTGATCCCATGACTGAAATTGACCAACCAGCCCCGCCCGAAGACCGCATCACGCTGCGCCAATCTTGGCTGGGCCAATTGGCGATGTGCCCCGAACGGGCACGCCAAGACCTGCTGGGGATTTCCGAATCGACGGAATCCTCCAACACTGCCATCGGCACTGCCGTCCATTACGGAATCGAACAGTGCTTGCTGGATCAGATGCAGACCGGCGAACCCATGACGCTGCGTGAGACGCAGGAGATCGCCGTCGGCGAGTGGGCCCGCAAGGAACCCGAGATCGTCAGGTGGAACCACAAAGCCTCAGAGGCGGTGGAGATTATTGCCGCAAATACCGAGGCGTGGTGGAACGAAGTACGTCCGGGTTTGCGCCCGACGGCGGTTGAACACGAGTTCAATTTGCCATTAGTTGTCGATCACGAACCGGAGATTTGGCTCAAAGGCACCATAGATTGTGTGCAGGAGCCGGGATTGCCGATCATTGATTGGAAGAATCCGGGACGTAAGCCCACCGATGCGTGGGAGAAGAAGCGGTGGTCCGTGCAGGCTGCCGCTTACACGTGGGCGATTGGTGCCGAGGGGGAGTCCCCAACGACCAGTGCGTCGGAGCCCCGCCAGTTTGAGTTCGTGCATCTCGTCAAGGGGACGGTGCATCGAACGCTCGTAGAAGTCGGACCGGCGGAATGGGCAAGTCTGGTCATGCTTGCCCGTTCCGCTGGCACCCTGATAGCCGCCAACCTGCCAGTCTGGCCGCTCACCATGAGTGGCTGGCACTGCTCCCCCAAGTGGTGCGGAGCGTGGGCAACATGCCGAGGCAAGTTGGCGGGACCAGATCCATGGAACCAACTATAGAAAGGTAGACCCATGGCTACTGCAACAACCAAGAAAACGGAGAACACCTTCACGGTGTTTCGGAGGCAAGTCATCCAGACGGGTGACTACGAACCCGCCGAAGCGTCGTGTTCGGTGACCATCACGGTTGATTCCGAGATGTCTCAGGAAGATATTGGCGAACAGATCGCCCAGTGGGGTACAACGCTGGAGATCGCCAACTATGAGGCGCTGGGTGTCGGCTATGAAATCACCGAACAGGGTGTCCGGAGGCTGCAAAAAAGCGTTTCCGGGACTACTAAGAGTGCTCCCGTGGCAACCGCCCCCACGGGGAATCGTTCCGGTGGTTCGTCCGGCAACACCCTTGAGTCCATCTGGCGAGACTTGATGGACAACAAGGGTGACTGGTGGGACCCCAACTGGCAGAAGAAGTTGGATCCAAACGCCAACTTCAACATGAACGGCCCCGACTACAAGCGTAAGTCGGATGGTAAGGGGCTGTGGCTGTCCAAGAAGGACGGCTCTGTACTGATCCCCGGATGGTTCGTCTGCCCGTTCACGGGTAAGGACTCCAGCGAACTGTCAGCGATTAGTGCCAGCATCCGGGGCTAACCCCCGGCTGCTCTCCGCTGAGGAAGTCACCCTCCGCCTTGCCGAAGCAACCGGCAAAGCGGCGGGTGACCTCCCGGCGGGTGGGTCGCCGAAGCGGTGGTCGCTCACAACCGATGTGGTCACGAACCTCGTGGGGTTTATCCGGAATCCAGCCGAACGCTGGTATCTGGGTATCCCCGAAGTGGACCTCGCATCCCGTGGAGTCGGGAGAGGTGAAGTCCTACTGGTGGTTGGCCGGTCACATACCGGCAAATCACAGGTTCTACTGAACGGCATTGTCAGCAACCTCGTAAACAACCCCGCAGCGCACGTGGTCATCTTCTCAATGGATGAACCACGAGAGTTGGTGGTGATGAAACTGTTCTGCCTGCTTCGCGGCAGATCCTCCACAGACGTGGAGGAAGCCGTGAAGTCCGGCGACAAGGAAACCATCGCAGACTTGGAGCGTGCGGCCAAAGAGGAACTGTCCCGGGTAGCAATCGTAGACGAGTCCATACCGTTGCCGGTAATGGCTGACGTAATGGATGAGGCTAGAGACTGGTGGGGATGCAACCCGTCCTTCACCATGATCGACTATCTGGAACTGCTCCCCGGTGGGGACAGTGACGCCACGGGTGTGACCTCCAAGGCGCAGGCAGTGAAACGCTGGGCGAAAACCCAGCGGGTCCCCGTGGGCCTCGTACATCAGGCCGGACGTGGAGCCGGTGAGAAGGGGAAGGCCGCAGGTCTGTACGCCGGGCGTTACGGCGGCGAACAGGAAGCCATCTTCGTCTTGGAGATTTACCGCCAGAAGGACCGGCAAGACTTGTCGGAGTGGGAAACGCAGTACCACGCCAACTCCATCAACGTCAACCTGTGCAAGAACAAGCGCACGGCACGACTAATGGATCAGGTCTACTACCTCGATCCACTCTGCGGTCAAGTGCACCCGTACTGGGAGGAACTGATTCCCGGATCGACAGGTGAGCCATCATGAGCGAACTCCTGCCATCAGACGATGACCCGACCCTGCAGTTCGCGCTGCTATTCCGGGGCGGTGCAATCGCCACGGATCAGTCGGGCGTCAGCACCGGGTTCCGCCCCCTAGAACTACCGACCGGCGAACGCGTCAGCGCCCTCGGTGAAGACTTCTTGGGGGAATGCCGCCAGCACCTATTCAACGAGGATGCGCCCATCGGCGTGTACCCACTCTTCCGGCAAGGGGATGACTTCAGGGTTTACTGGGGTTGCGTCGACTTTGACGAGGGCGAAGAGGACTCGCTGATCCACGCCAAGAATCTTGAACTGGTACTAAACCGGGTAGGGGTCAAAGGGTGGATCGAACGGTCCCGCTCCAAGGGGTACCACGTATGGGTTTTCTTTGAGGACTCCGTTCCCGCCGACCAAGTGCGCAACGGACTCCTAGGTGCGTGCGAGATAGTCAACGCACCCATCAAGGAAGTCAACCCTAAACAAACAGAGTTGACAGGGCGCGGGTGGGGAAACGGCGTTCGCCTCCCCTACCCCGCAGGCAGACAGCCCTCCCGGAATGTGATCCTCTCGGGCGGCTTGGAGATGGACATGGAGGCTTTCGTCGGCGCAGCCTACAAAAGCCGCTGCGCCCCCCCGGCGTGGAGGGCCGTCAGCGCCTTGTACAGCCCTCCTGAGGCCCGCCCAGCCACAGACTGGGGGGTTGCCACCACGGGCGGCGATCTGACCGGCCTATCGGCCACGATCAGACGTAACGGTCCACGTCCAGAACCACAGAAACCAGAGGGTGACCGGTCCGGCACCCTGTTCTCTCTCGCATGTGCCATGCTAAAGGATGGACATTCGGCGGGAAGAACCTTGCAGGAACTTCGCTCCGCCGACTTGGACTGGGGCGGCAAGTATGCCGCCCGATCCGACGGCGACAAGTGGCTGCGAACTACAGTTGAAAACGCACAGAGACGGGTAGGTCAGTAACATGGTCATGGCATTCGACTACTGGATGCGGTACGGAATCGAGCAGGGGTACTGCGGACCCCCCGTTTGTGAAACACACGACGGCACCCCAACGAGCGAGTGGGAGGACTTCGCCCTACTGGACGGGGCCGAACCGTGCATTCACGTGATACGCCCCTACCGGAGCATTGACGAGAAAGAGGCAATCGAAGAGAACCATGGCCCATCCGAGTGGCGAGACATCTGGACGTGCCGCTAATGAGGGGTCACACCGTAACCGTATCTAGAAGGCCCAAGGTGAAGGCGCGTCCGCGCCACAACAAGCGCGGGCAGGTATTCACTCCGAAGTCGACACTGGAGGAAGAGGACCACGTGGCTGAGGCGTGGGCGGAGCAAGTGGGGGAAACCCTGAGTGGGCCGTTGGAGGTGTACGTTGCGTACAGTCCGACCGAAACGATCCTGCATGTGCTGCCGTCTCCGCATGGCGCACGCACGCTGCGTGGAGACTTGGACAATTACGTGAAACTAACCCTTGACGCCCTAAATGGGGTGGCATGGGATGATGATGGGCAGATCGTCCGCATCACGGCAGTGAAAGTTGACGGGGGAACCGATGCTTCTAGTTGAACTGTTGCCATGGGAGTACGAGTGGGCGTCACACGTGGGGGCTCGCCGGTTCATCGAGAACTGGGGGAAGCGGGATGCGGCGCACTATGACAAGAAACGAATGGAGGATGACCGCACGGCGCAGGTTGCTGCCTGCGTTGGTGAACTGGCGGTCGCCAAGGTCACCAACCAATACTGGTCGGGGCATGTCTGGCACAAGTCGGATCACAAAACCCACCGGCACCTGCCTGACGTGGGGGCCAACATCGAGGTGCGGCGGGTGCGTACCAGCACGAACGCTGCCGTGCGGGAGAGGCAGTTGGGGCAGGGGCTCGTGCTGTGGGTGGTTCGCCCCGTCGCACCAGAGTTCCGCGCATGTGAAATGCTGGGCTGGATGGATCACGACGAAGCGTGGGAACGGGGAACGCCATCAGATTACGACCCGGAGAAGACGAGGGTCATCGCTCAGGAACAACTGAATCCCCCCATGTGGTACGATGGCTCACATGAAGGGGCAGAGCCGGGACCTCACGATTGACTTCGATGGCTGGTTGGCGCACAACCAGACCAGCCCCAAGGTCCGCGTACTCTTTCAGCAGCGCGACGAAAGCGAAATAGAGACACTGCTGCGCTCGTTCCCCGGAGCGCACGACCGGCTCGTTTCCCTAGAAGAAACAGCGTCCCTCCGGGACGCGCTCGGACGCGCCATCGACGGACTCCCACCCGAAGACCGCTGGATCGTGGAACGCCTACTGATAGAAGGCATGTCGCTACGCAAGGCCGGAGCCGTACTGGGCATCCCCAAGACCACGCTGGCGCGCCGCCGCGACCACATACGCTGCCGCCTAATCGACGTGCTATCAAACGACCCCGCCATGCGCGGGTGGATCGTGAACGACTAGGTATCGTCAGTCCACTGCCCCATCAAAGCCTGCCGCAACAGGCCCATCAGGGATGTGGTCCAGCAAGCGAACGCCTCACCGGCTTCCGGCACGCCCTCTAGGGCTGCACGGAATGCTTCAAACAGGGCCTCCGCTTCCGTTTCGCTAAAGACAAGCAGCAGCCCCAGCATCCCGTCCGGCGTCCACTTGGCGTGGACGCCATCATGGACATCCAACAGGTGGGGTATGTCTTGCAGGTGGTCATAGATCTCCTGCTCCATCGCCGCCCCCTCATCCTCCAAGAAGGCATCCCACTTGCTGGAGAGTTCGGCGGCGTCCATGCCTATCCCAGACGGTCGCGCGCGACAGTCTTCAACACAGACAGCACAGCGGCAGCGCCAGCAACCGCAGCGCCCTTGGCCGTCGACAGGTCGGAAACTACAAAGACGGATGCGAACGCTTGGACGAAGGTCCACACCGCCCGCTCTAGTAGATTGCTCACTTCTTCTTCCCCTTGTTAGATCGCTTGGCATAATCGTGGGCGATGGCGGCAGCCTGCTCCCGAGGGTACCCCTCGCTGATAAGCGTGCCGATGTTCTGCGCTATTGCGTTCTGGCTTCTGCCGCGTTTCAACGGCACTGCTAGTACCTTGGTCGTCGCGGCTTCTTCTTCGGCACGCCTAGCCTCGCAGTGCCCGGCGTGCGCCACCCTTAGACGGCGCGCCCACGGTGCCGATACCGCCGCCAGTCTTTACGCTGGTAACCAGCACCTGACCGGCCTGCACCTTCTTTGGCTTCGATCCATCTCTCATGGTGTTCTACTTTCCGAACGGGCGACCACCGTGAGCGGCGTTCCCCAGATTCGTGTTGCGCAAATACGTTGCGGCCTTCTGTGCCTTCTGACTCATGTCCCACATGTTGAACGAGGACGACGAGTCGTAGGGCTGGTTGTTCTGATC